ATTAAGTTAAACGGCGTTGTATATATCGATTCCTCTCCAAATGTATGCTTAGAACGAATTAATAAAAGAAATAGAACTGGTGAGAATGATATTGAATATGAATATTTAAAAAAATGCAAAGACTATCACGACAATTGGTTAATTACCAATGATGAGAAAAACGATTTACCTGTGGTTAGAATAGACACGAATGAAGATGTATCATATGTAGAAAGCAACCCGAATGACAAGGGGATGCAATGGATTGAATCAATCGTGGCTTTCATTGCCCAACTTTCGAAAAAAAACAACATTTCATTGAAACATCCCATCGAGTGTGAAGACGCAACGAACCAGATGTTAGGTAAGGAATATCTAGAAAATAAACATTATTCATCCCCGCCTCCAATTGCTAGATTATCGTCTTCAAATTAGTTCTAGTTATAGATCAAATTTAACAACAATTTTAACAGACTCTTTTTTAATACATTTGCACGCCGACACGGAAAGTTCTTCGCGTTTTTTACGGGTTTTTGTGTGTTCATTACTGTGTACAATATCAGTACTGTTTCTATTTTTAGAGGAGCTATTGCGGTTATTCATATCATGCTCAATCGTTTGATAATTCGATTCGATATATTCTATTACTTTATTTTCAATTGCCCATTTGAAAAAATTCAATTGTCCAATGGTTGTCTCAACCTGTCTATTTTGAAAAGGCATACATATTCGTTCCCATCTACAAAATGGATCAAACCGTTTTTTCGAATATGCTTTCAGCTTCAGCTTATAATCATTGTATACTTTGAACCGGCGTACGATAATATCATCATTTTTTGAAGTAGGAAGACTGTAAATTGTATAATTTTTTTTTGCATAATTCGTGACAAACCAGTCTACAATGCGCAACGAAATTTTTGTTTCTCCATTAATAATTTTAACCATTTTTTCTAGATTACTTTCGCGTTGATAAAATTCATTCAAACTATTCATCAATAGATCATTTTGAGTTTGTAATGTTGATGAAAGAAACACGCTCATTAATATGATATATTGTAAAATATATTTTTATGTTTTTTACACGAAAATATATATAATTTTTCTTGAGATTGTTTTACACATTTGTTTCCTCCTATTTTCTATATCAAAACATTTAATGATAATTAAATGTTTTATAAATTTTATTTTTATGATATTGGTTTTTTATTTTTTATTTTTTAACAATAATTGTTAGGTTGCTTAATTACTGTAAGCAGGGCCAGCCATGCCACTCATTACGCGAAGCACATTGTAGTTGACAGCGTACACACGAACCTTGGCAGTGTTGGAACCAGACACAGTTCCGGAAGAAAGGACAAGCTGGAGAACAGCATTGTCAATTCTGGAGAAATTGCAACTGCCAGAGGGCTGGTGTTCCTCGGGGCGAAGAGCGAAGGAGTAGACGTTGATACCGGCATCGGGGGAACGGGTATGGTGCTGGAAGGGCTGGACGGTATCGAAGTAAGATCCCTCACGCTCGGAGAAGCGGTCCTGACCATTAAGCTGAAGCTTGGCGGTGACCACGGGATTCTCACCCCAGCAGTGCATATCAAGAGCAGTCTCAGCAAGAACGAAAGTTCCGGCATCAGACACAGTGGAACCGGCGGCATCACCGGCAGCATCGCTGACTTCGAAGACACCATCACTGGTGATGAAGGAGGTAGCACCAGAGGTAGCGGCATCATTACCGAAAGCGTGGATGGCATTGGGAAGAGCATCGATAGCATCAGTGTAGTTGAAAGGCTGGGCACCAAGAGTCTTGAAAAGAGTCTCGCCACCCTCAAGGGAAGCACAGTAGTCAACATTAGCATCGGGCTGCACAACCCAGACAAGCTCCTTACAGGGATGATTGAAATTGAGCTTGATCTTATTGGAAGAAGAACCGACAGATTCATCACCAGTGAACTGCACCTGCTCGATGAGGTACTCGTGGGGGTTCTGGGCCATCTTGCGACGCTCATCAGTATCAAGGAAGATGTAGTCAACGTACAAGGAAGCGGCAACAAGGGATTGCTGGTAAGCGGAGCTGACAGACTGGGTACCGGTACCAGCAAGATCCTTGACAGCCCAGAGGCACTCACCAATGGGGCGGAAGTCAATGTTAATCTTGACCTCGTGGTATTGGAGGGCAATAAGGGGAAGAGCAAGTCCGGGATTGCGGCAAAACCAGAACTGAAGAGGCACGTAAAGGGTAGTCTCAGGAAGAGCATTACGGGGAGCGCACACCTGGGAAGGTCCACCGGCAGCAGCACAAGGGCCAGACACGTTGGCAAACCCAGGATCAGTAATATAGGTAAGCTGGGTAGTGTTTCCGATCATCTTGTAGTAGCCAGCCTGCTGCTCCTTAGAGAGGGTAAGCTGATTCCAGATATGCATCCAATCACCGTATTGACGGTCAATGCGCTGACCACCAATCTCAACCTCAACCTGGGCAATGAGCTGCTCACCGACGAAGTCCAACCAACGGGCATAGACGGCACCAGAAGCATTCATATCTTGATCAATCTGAGGAACAGTTACCTGAAGGTAAGTGCGGTAGGCAAGATCACCGTTTCTGCTGATTGTGCAGGTAACACGACGGCCAAAATCGGCTTGTCCAGAGAAGGTCTGCTCGATGGACTCCATTGCGAAGTTAGTGTGGCGTCTATAAGACACCTTCCAAAAGGTAATTTCAGGGGTTCCAGTAAGGAACACGTCTTGGGCGCCATAAGCGACAAGTTGCATAAGTCCTCCAGCCATTTTACTGTAGTTATATTATAGCAAAAGAAAAAAATTTGAAAAATATAATTAATTAATTAATTATATTTTTACGTTTTTCCTAAATATTAATTACTGATTACAATGCAGAAATGTATTTATTTATACAATTATATAAAATATATTTGAATCCACTATGTATATAGTCATAAAAATATTCATACTCATATATTATTTTTTTTATGCTTACAATATGTAATCAGATTTATCATTGCACATTTATGTCAACAACAATGATTACTCTTGTAAATATGGTGTACACCACATATTTGTTTTGAATCCTCTCCGTGATATATGTGAAATCACATTTATTTTAACACCTTTCTACTTTTTGGGTTGCTCTTATTTTTATATTTTTTGGTTAATCTTACACTTTTGGTTGGTCTTACTTTTCTACTTTTTTTATTGTCCTTTGTATGCCTTTTATTTTTGGATTTTTCACCAAATGTACAACCACTGTCGCCATAAGAACAATTTGGATCAGCGAAAACATAATGCACCTTTCTTGTCGACTCTTTTTTAATCGATTCGTTTGTCAACTCTTTTTTAATCGATTCGTTTGTCAACTCTTTTTTAATCGATTCGTTTGTGCTCTCTAATATTTCATGAAGAGTTATACCGTTATATGTGTTCGGAGTAATACCTACCTTGAATATTCCTTTCTGATTTATATACATATATATTACAAATGGCTTATTGCTATAATCGATCGCGTTAATCTTCATAAGATTCGCAATTGGTTGGATTGCACTCCATAATACATCAGTTTTGGGGATTGGACCATAAACTTTTGTGCATATGTCTTTATTATTAAAATTGGTCATTTCATATGTATCTGATACTACATCCACGTAGCCCTCGTGGGTTTGTTTACTTGGTAGTCTGTGCCAATATTTATTCATTTCAGGAAGATATGTTGGTGTACCTAAATCCTCAGCATTAACTGTATAATTTTGGAAATTATTAAAGTAATCTAGTAGCTGATTATCAAAATTCGGATCAGTCGTATGCTTTCTGAATTTAACTCTAGTTGCTATTGTAGATAATAACTTAATATAACTATCAGGTCTCATTAATGTACACGTACCAGATGTTGAAGTTATTAATTTGACGTCCATTCCATCGATCAGTCGGGCATCGGCACTTGTTGCAGGCTGAACGCCACCGTGAGCAAATGGCATAACCACTACTTTTATAGGTCCCATATTTAAATCACTCATACCTCTTGTTATTTCGGTTATACCATCATCGTTTCCTTTCGTAGAATCTAATTTTAAATCGGACAAAGCGTATATTAATTCATCCAATAAATTCTCATCAAGTTTTGACCGTTTATTATCTCTAGATCTTTTTGTCATATCACCAATATATTATACTATCACATTTTTATTATACACCTTTGGATATTTAAGTACGCACAAAAATACAAATTAAATTATTCAAAGGGTATGTCCTTTCATATATTGTGTATAGCAAATTATTTCCAGCTAATCTTTTTTTTAGATTTGTTTTTTTCTAGATTTGTTTTTTTTATATTTGTTTTTCATTGTTTGTTTTTTTTTAGATATTCGGGTTGTAGGTTTTTTGTCGAGATTAGCGTTGTGTGTAGACGTTATTAACTTATTTGATAATTCGCGAATTTCTTTAC